TAGTGGCGACACATAATCCGACTCACTCCAAGCGAGAGAGGTCGAGCGCGAAGGCGCCGATCGCCGCGCCCTGGGCGTGGTCGGGGATAGGCAAGCACCTTGCGGCCTGGGACGCTCTAGCGTCTCGCTGCCGGACAGCCAGGTCAGGCGGAGCGGATTGTCTTTCGGGGCGACAGCGGATGATTTGATGAAACCGCCGAATGAACGTGGAGGAATTGCCGGTGAATGCTGCTCGATTTCATTCCCGTCCTCTGCTCAGTCGCGCTGTTCGATGCTATGGGCAGCGAGCCAGTGCAAATTGATCAGATCGACTGACAAGCGCATCACAAATCCAAATCCTCCAATGCAACACCATGTTCGCGTGCCCACTCCACCGATCCAACAGCCCAATTGGTCTTGGTGGGCTGCGGTTTTTCCTGTTCTTTCTTTTTTTCTGCCTGATCGCGCAACCAGTCGATATAACCCCAATGCTTCATATTAAGATTGAACATTTCCAAGGCGCCGCTGCAGGCGTCGACCTCGTCGTCATGGGCGAGATCGGGGAAGCCCTCGAGAACGCGGAACACCTCCTCGTTCCACGAGCCGCGCCGGATCTTCACATTGCCGGCGCGGCACTGCGAACTAAACGGCCCGAACCTGGTGAGCTTGTCGCCGCTCTCCGAGGCTGCGCTCGCAGTGAAGCCGTCGAGGGCGCGCACCAGATGAAGTGCCTGGCTCTTGCCGGCCTGGCCCGGATCCTGGCCGAACCCGATGCGCACCCGCCTGCCGTCCTGCTCGGCGGTATTGCGCAGCAAGCGCTCGACGTCGCCCGGGTTAGAGCGCGCGCGCACCATGTCCAACACCCAGTAGCCGCCCTTCCTGTCGCGGCCGAGCTTGATGCCGACCGTCCAGTCGGGGTCGTTGAACTGCGTCTTCTCGGTGGCTGCGAGATCCCAATATCGCACGACATCGAGGTCGGCTGGCACCTCGTCGACAATGGCACACCACTCCCGCTTGAAGTAGAGCCCGGCGGTTGGCCGGATCTTCCAATTACCGTTCAGCAGCCGCTCGCGCTCGAGTGTCGGCAAAGAGAGCAGCCAAGTGTAATATTCGGGGTTGATCTGCAGCAGTGCCGGGTTGTCGAACACCGTCGCCGGGATGAAGGTGACGCTGATCGGCTGTGGCGGGTCGATGCCCGGCGGCAGATCCTCCCGCTGCGGCAGGTCCCGCATCAACTCCCCGGGTTTATTGGCCCATAGGATCTTTTCCCCGTCGCGGACGAAATAACGCAGAACCCCGGCGCGCTCGGGGATCGGTAACCCGCTCTTCGGGTCGATCCACCACGCCAGGAAGTCGGCGACCCAGCTGTCGGCGTCGGGGTTGCAGGTCGCACGGATGTAGGGCTGCACGCCACAGGTCGAGCGGTTGCGGCTGACCATGTAGAAGAACTGACGCGCCGTGAAATGGGTCAGCTCGTCGAAGCAGATCAACGTGATCTGCGCGCCCTGCCAGTCGTAGATCGTGGTGTCGAACTGTAGGTGCGAGAACTTGATCTTGCCGCCGCGGGGCCAGCGCCACTCACGCATGCCAACGTGCGGTATGCCGCCGAGCCGGGGGTAGAATTTTTGGCTTTCGTCCCACAACCCGCCGGGGTTGGTGATCTGCGGTGTGCTCCGACGAAAGAACACCGCGGTAAAGTTGGCGACCCGGGTGGCATGGCGCAGCGGCTCCAGGATCAGGCCCACCGTCTTCCCACCCCCGGCCGCGCCGCCATAAATGCAGATGTCGGCGGGGCTCTGCAAAAACGCGGTCTGCGGTCCGGGCTGCGCCGAGATTATAGGTCTGGATGGAAGCGACATTGGTCATCCTCCCGGCGCCGAGGCGTTTTGGCCACCTTCGCCTGGAATCAGATTACGAGCGGCAGGTGGGAAACTGTCTCCTTGATTCGGCGCAGCTCCCCCTTCATCCGAGGCCCAGGCCGTAAAGGCCGATTTTGCCGCGGCTGACCCTCGCGGTTTTTGGGCGAAGTAATCTTCTTGTGCATTCCGGAGCACCTTCGTCAGCTCGTGATCACGGCCGTTGTCGGGCAGAACGAGGAGCACCTGTGAAGTCGCATCGGCATCGGCGAGCGGCTCCTGCGCATCCGCCGCCTTTGCGTCCGCCGCCGTTCTCTCGCGCCAATGTGCCCTTGTTTTCAGCCAGAATATCTGCGCCGCGACATTCCCGCTCTTGGCCGCAGCAAACAAATAACCGCCGATCGTCGCGTTAGCCTCCGCGACACCGAGATCGAGCTCATCGCGAAAGCGTTTGCGCAGCGTCTTTGGGGAGCACCCGATCATCAGGGCGATCTCGTCCTGGCGCACGCCGACCCCGGAGAGATGCCGTACCTTGTCGCGCATCGCCTTATCGGCGACAAACGGTTTTCTAGCCATGGTCACATCCTCCGCGATCGCACTCCTGGCCGCGCGCGCGTTCGTCGAAAGCGTCACCGGAGGCTTGATGGGTAGCGTCACGTCCGGTGAAGCGCTGCCAGCGCCGCACGGCGAGATCGACATAGGCCGGATCGAGTTCGAGACCGTAGCAGACCCGGCCGCTCATTTCGGCGGCGATCAGGCTCGTGCCCGAGCCGAGAAACGGATCATAGATCGCCTGGCCGGGCCGGCTGTTGTTGGCGATCGGCCGGCGCATGCATTCGACCGGCTTCTGCGTGCCGTGTCCCGAGCTCTCCTCGCGCTGCCCGTTCCCGAACGGATTGTTGTTCGGGACCTCCCATACCGTCGTCTGCTTGCGGCCGCCCTGCCAGTGGCTGGTTTTGCCGTCGCGCACGGCGTACCAGCAAGTTTCGTGTTTCCAGTGATAATCGCCGCGGCTCAACGTGAAATGCTGCTTGGCCCAGACGATTTGGGCGCGTAGCTGAAACCCGCAGGCCGTGAGACCGGCGGCAACGACGTCGCCGCGCAGAGCACCGTACCACACATAGGCGACATTCCCGGGGAACAGCGCATACGAGTCACGCCAGTCGGCGCGATCGTCGTTAAGCACTTTGCCTTGCGCCAGGTTACCTGCGTTCTGGTGGCCCGCTCGCCAGGCCGGATCGTAGCCGACGCCGTAAGGGGGATCGGTCACCATCAGGTGCGGCTGCGATTCCATTAGGACCTGCGCGACGTCGGCCGCGCTGGTGCTGTCGCCACAGCCGATCCGGTGGTCTCCCAGCAGCCATACATCACCCGGCCGAGTAACCGCCTGATCGGGGAGCTCCGGAATGCTGTCGGGATCGGTCCGACCATCCGATCCCAAATCAGCCAGCAATCTTTCGAGCTGATCCGGCTCGAAGCCGATCAGGCCGAGGTCGAATTCGCCGAACTTCAGGTCACTTAGTTCTTTGCTAAGCTGCTCGGGGTCCCAGATCGCCCGCGCCGCCAATTGATTGTCGGCCAGGCGATAAGCGCGTTTCTCATCCTCGCTCCAGCCGCGCGCCACAAGCACCGGGATAGATGGCAACCCCAGCTTTGCCGCCGCCGCAGTGCGCGCGTGCCCGCATAGCAGCACGCCGTTCTCGTCGGCCAGCACCGGCATCGTCCATCCCCATTTGCGGATAGATGCGGCGATTTTGTCGAGGTCGGCTGCGCTGTGAAGCCGGGCATTGTTGGCGTAAGGGATCAAGCGCTCGATCGGCCAGCGCTCCACCCGGTCCGCGGGCCACGGACGTCCGGTGGTCGGATCTGCAATTCCTGATTGAGTCAATAACATTATCATCCTCCATTAAGGGCAACGCCTGTCGGGCATCGCCAATGCGGAGGAGTTGGGTCCGTCGCGATCGGTGAAACAGGATCGAAGGTTTTACTGTTCGAAGGTTTCGTTCGGAGGTTTCGTTCGGAGGTTTCCCGGCGCGTTAACGCGCTCTCCGGCCGTGCTTGCCACGCGCCCTCTTTAGAGAGCGATCCAGCTCCGCCCAAGCCTTTTTAAAGGCTTCCGGGTAGGCGTTGGGCACCTCTGCCATGCACCGCAGCTGCGCTTCAGCCTTCGTAAGCATCGCCTCACCGCCCATGATCTCGCGCAAGTGACGCAGGATCGCGGCGGACGCCGTAACCGTTTTGCTGTTTCGCGCCGGCCATTCGACGACCACATCTGCCCGCAAAAACTGCGGCGACCTCCAAACCAGGGTCCAGCCCGTTCGCGACCAAAGTCCCACCGGCGCAACCGTGTGACTCGGGATCTGCAGGATCCTCAAGTCGTTCAGCTCGGCCAGTGGCACTGGGATTTGCGCACCGGTCTGATTGCAGTAATCCGAACACGACCGCTCTGCACCTTGGCGAGCACGTCATTCAGAGGATCCGATACCGCTCCATCGCCACTCAGTGCAGCCGGTTCCAGCTCCGCGCCGAGATTTGATCCCGACGGCCCCGGCGGGGAGTGAACAGCCCGAGGCACCCTCATCCCCGAATACGCCAGAGCCATTTTTTCTTGATCGCTCCGGTCCCGAAGGGCTGCGACACGTCGTTCATCCCGAGTGACGATCCACATCAACGTTTCCGATAGGTCCCAGTACGTCTTGCGGTCCGCGTCAATCGTCACTCGGTCGCCCTATGTTGTTTGCTCTCGGGAGGAAGGATACCATAACTAGGACCCAGGCAAAAGGATGGCTGCCTTCGAGTTTTATCAAATTAACGCGGGACGCGAGCAAGAATGGTACAGACGCGCGCTATGCGTTAGTGGACAAGAGCATGCCTCTCGCGGTAAATTGCAACCCATGGTTTGCCTCGCTAAGCAATTGATGAAGATATGTTTTTAGCTGTATGAGCGGGTACTGAGGCCGAACCGCCTTCCTTTTTATAGGCGGTAAATTCAGGTTCCCGTGAACGCGCTGACCTCAGAAACGCACGGGTTAGCACTCAATATCGAGATGCGGGAGAAGCTGGGGCGAGGGGCCAAAAACCGAGATTCGGGCGTATTCGAGCCCGAATAGCCCTCTTCCCGCTTCCGCTATCCTTCCAAAATTGTCTCGGAGCAGACTCGCCGCTGGAGGAGGCAGTCCAGAGCGAACTCGTCTCTTGAAGTGGAGGTTGTGGCGCCTGGGAATTAAACTCCGCCCGGGGTGCAGGTTCGCCTCGGCGGCAGCGGCGGCGCCGGTCAGTCGATCACGTGAAGCCGATCAAGGTCGAGGCGACGAACATGTGGTTGTCGAGCCAATTGGCCAAGATCGGCGCCAGCGGATGA